AAAATGCCCCGATTTTGGTTAATTACTAAAATATCTTAAAATATAGCAATTTTACTTATTCACTGATTATAAGACACTTAACTACTTTGCAGAGCATAAAATTAGGGGCCAAACATTGCTGTTTAGCCCCTTTGGTAGCGGGAGGAGGATTTGAAGTATCCTTTTCCCGCTTTTTTGTGGCCATGAATATCAATACTTTACATTTTGGTCGGGGGTCACTCGACAGTATTTTTGTCCCGAATCTGTCCCGGAACAACACATTTTATATACTTATTGCAAAGGCAGTTAATCTATAATAAAGCACCTGATTAAAATTTGATTTTACAGGGCGAACAGCCTCAAAACGATAGTCTAACAGTCCATTTGCACCTATCGATTTTGCATAATCTACCAACTTCTTCAGCATTTCGTCCTGCGTCGGACACCGCCATTGCTGCTTTTTTCCATTTGCCGATAAGTACATATCGTCATTTACCTTACTCTCTACTATTTTTTCGTTAACATAGGTTCGATCGTAACCGGGAGTAAATTCTATGCAAATGGTAGCCAAAGGTTTATAAGGTGCGGCATACGATGACAGAGGGGAAATAATAAAGCCCTCTTCTGTATAGGGCCTAAAATCAGCCATATAATATGCTTCATTGTATTGAACAGCACAGGATGATGCATACAGCAACACCACCAATAAGATAATTTTCTTCATACTTTTAATATTTGGGGATGACTATCGTCTGGAGACCAAAGAGAACTATTTTGCAGCGGCACATCCGGCATCGTCTTCCGTGCGGGCAGTGCGACTCCCCAATGATGTCAGGCGGTCGATTTTCTGGTACATATCAGCAATCAACCGCCCCTGTTCCGCATTCACCTTCTGCTGATCCGCAATCGTCCCCTGCTGGGAACTAATAGTTTCGAGCAGCAGGGAAAATTTATCGAATACTTCACGAGGCATCTTCACCTCGTTCTCCGGTGCTACCGCTTTCACCATTGAAGAATCGACATTCGGATCACCTAATATTTTACTAATGTATTTGTCGGGCACTTTTTCACGCCCATTTTCCATATTGGAGATAAACCCCTGAACGACGCCAAAATAGTCCGCAAGTTCTTGTTGCGTCATTTTATTTGCACGTCTAAATTCCCTAATATCAATACTATACATTGAGGCTAATTTTTAAGTGTAAAAATTATTAGGTTTTATTTGGATTAATCCTAATAATTACTGATATTTGCATTTGTAAATAACAATGTTAATAACAAATGTAGAGAAATTTTCCACCATTTCAAACACAATCCTATGCAAAACAGAAAATCAACTGCAACCCCGGCGTACAGTATGCCGCAATGCGAAACCCGCTACCTGCGGGGGAAAGAAACCAAGATGATTCAGACCTACCCCAACAACGTGAGGCTGATCGTGAACCTCGACACAGAGGAAAGCCGCCTGATGGTAGGCAGTCGTCTGTTAGACATCTACAACGGGACAGACATCGAAAAGATGCGGCGTATAACATCGGCCGCCGAAAGTCTGTCCCTGACAATAGGGCATCGGAGTCCTGACCGTGTCCGCATCCTGTCGTGAGATAGTACCGGACGCAGAGGGCGGCCAACTTTTAATCTGGCGATTAGATTTTCGCCGCCCTCTTTTTCCACCGAATCAAAAATTTAAAAAATATATGGAACAAACCAAGACATTCATCGAGTTCTGGCGGGGGCTGGACATCCACAGTCGGGAAGAACTCCGGACAGTAGGCGCAAAGATGCTCTTTGTTGCGACCTCGACTTTCAACGCCTATGGGTGCGGCGCCCGGCAAATCCCGCTGTCCAAGCGCGAGGCGTTGGCAAAATTCATCGCCGAGAAGTACCAAATCAACGTAACATTTTAAACGACAGAACCATGCAAACTATCATATTGATTATCCTCGCCTGTATAACGGGTTTTCTCGACTTCCTCATTCTGCTCTACATTGCAAAATCACTGTTGCAAGCCCGTGCAGATGACCGGCAAGGACTGATCCCCACCCTCAT